TAGTATAGATATTATATCTGCCTTACTTTGATGGCTGAGAAGACACCCTTCCGTAAATACTACGAGGAGTTCTGTGAAGTCTTTGGACATCCACTATGGATGTTACCTATGATGTGTATAGGAATGTTTCTTATGATTGAAGTCTTGCATGTTAACTATCATGCTGATGGAAACAAAGATGCTCATGGTTTCTGCGGTCGCCAACAGTGGGTTAAAGACTTACAGGAGGACGACTATTGAAAACATTTATACAGACTCTGTGGATAGCATTGATTGCTGCTGCAGTACTATTCCTGCCTACAATGGCATACGCAGCAGATATTACTATGGGGTCTGGAGGCAATCTAGTCTTCGAACCTAATGAAATAACAATCTCTGCTGGAGAGACAGTCACCTTCACTAATGGTGACCTACCACCACATAACATGATAGTGGATGGACATCCAGAGTTATCACATGGAGACCTAGCATTTGCAGCAGGTGACACCTTTGATGTCACATTCCCTGAAGCAGGTGACTACAGCTTCCAATGTGACCCTCATGCTGGAGCAGGTATGAAAGGAATAATCCATGTAAACTAAATCGATATATAGTTTACAACCGAAGAGACCCACGAGGTCTCTTTTTGTTTGGAGTTTAATATGAACATGTATGTTAATCTGTGTACTGGATACACAGAGAGAAACGATACCCTCACTCTGGATTTACCACCAGAGTATGTGGATGAGCTCATGCAAATGGTTCACACCATAGCCGATGAGAAAAATGTCACAGCTCGCAAAGCTTTTGTTGACATGGTACGCTATACTTATTACAACCTCTTAGAAGGAGAAGGATATGACCATAAAAATCGCAAGAATGCAAAACGGGGAAGACGTAGTAGCTAACGTTAAAGAGGTTCGTGCTAACGAGACTGATACCCAAGCACTTGCGTATGAGTTTGAGAATCCTTTTACTGTCACCTTGCTACAGTCAGCAACAGAGATGTTTGATGGACAGCAAGATGATGTATATGGAGACGCACCACCTGACCCTATGGATTCTCTCAGTGACCTGAGATTACAATTCTTTCCGTGGTCGCCTTTATCTAAAGGCCGAAACATAGTAACCCTCTATTCAGTGGTTGCAATGTCTGACCCACATGTTAATGTGATGGAAGGATACCACACTGCCCTTGAAAAATTCAAACAACTAAGACAAGACGATGCTCAAATTGATAATACTCAAGTCCCACCCAGAGATGTATATTTTGGGGAAGGTGTCGGAGATGGACGAGGAACCGAGCCTAATGATTGATGATGTGTACATCATCAAAGGTGGTAATGGTAGTGGGGTCAAGATAGATCTCATTGAATACCCCAAGCATGTGTCAAGTAGATTTCTTTTCTTGACATCGACTGACGTTTTGACTATACTAGACCCAGCACCTGCTGTCATCGAAGCATACAACGAAAGAATTGCCGCCAAATGAGTCATTTCTACACCAACCTGTGCCTACTAGGAGACCAGATTCTCTACCGTGGGTACGAAGGTGGTGCTCCAGTGCAGTATCGAGAGAAATCTCAACCAGTATTGTATCTGGTACCTGAGGCACAGTCCAAACCTTCCAAGTATAAAACCCTGGATGGTAGGAATGCATTCCCTAAGCATTGTGATGGTGCTAGAGAGGCACGTGACCTGCTTAAACAGTATGAAAATGCTGCTGGTTTAGAAGTGCATGGGTATGAGAGATTTGTTTATCAGCATATCGCTCAGAAGTTTCCTGATGAATTGGATTATGACATGTCCAAGATGAAAATCTTTACGATTGACATTGAGGTAGCATGTGAGAATGGATTCCCTGATGTGGAAGCATGCCAAGAGGAGATGCTTTGTATTACTATCAAGGACTTCAATAGTAAGAAGATTATTACTTGGGGTACAAGAGAGGCAACATCTGAGCATGAGTATCGTGTCTTCTGGAAGGAGCACGAGATGCTTGAGGACTTTATTGCATGGTGGGTGGAGAATACTCCTGACATTATTACAGGATGGAACTGCAACCTATATGACATACCATATATCTGTCGTAGAGTCCAGAAGATACTAGGTGAGAAGTGGATGAAGTCCCTATCACCATGGAAGATTGTAAGAGATAGAGAGATTGTTATACGTGGTCGTAAGAATCTTGCATACAACCTAGTCGGGGTTAACATCCTTGACTATCTTGACTTGTACCAGAAGTTTACTTACACCAAGCAGGAGTCATACAGACTTGATTACATTGCTCACATTGAGTTGGGTGATGCCAAGTTAGACCACTCCCAGTATGAAAACTTTAAAGACTTCTACACATCTGATTGGCAGAAGTTTGTAGAGTATAACATCCATGACGTTGAACTTGTTGACCAATTGGAAGACAAGATGAAACTGGTGGAGTTGTGTGTCGCCATGGCATACGATGCTAAGGTTAACTTTGAGGATGTATATTCTCAGGTTAAGGTATGGGACACACTCATATACAATGACTTAGCAAAGAGGAACATTGTTGTTCCACCACGAATTACTACTAGAAAGGATGATAAGTATGCAGGAGCTTACGTCAAGGAGCCAGTACCTGGCATATACGATTGGGTCGTTAGTTTTGATCTCAACTCTCTATACCCTCATCTTATTATGCAGTACAACATCTCGCCAGAAACCTTGGTTGAGAGAAGACACCCCAGTGCCACAGTTGAAGGACTGTTATCTCAATCCACAGTCATCGATGGGGACTATGCAGTGTGTCCCAATGGAGCACAATATCGTAAAGACATCCATGGATTCCTACCTCAGATGATGCAAAGAATCTATACTGAGAGGACAATATATAAAAAGAGGATGCTTAAAGCAAAGCAAGATTACGAACAGGAACCGAATGACCAACTCAGAAAAGACATTGCTAAGTTTAATAACATCCAGATGGCCCGAAAGATCCAACTTAACTCTGCCTACGGTGCAATCGGTAACCAATACTTCAGGTATTACAATCTTGCGAACGCTGAAGCAATTACCCTTGGTGGACAAGTTGCAATCCGATGGATCGAAAACAAAGTAAACACTTATATTAATAAAGTCTTAAAGACTGAGGAGAAAGATTATGTTATTGCTAGCGACACTGATAGTATTTACCTGCATATGGGTCCTTTGGTTAAAGCTGTATTCCCCAGTGGAGAGAAGGACGATAAGAGTACACTTAGGTTCCTTGAAAAGGTGTGTGATGTGGAACTTGATCGCTATATCGAGAGTGCTTATGAAGAAATGGCAACCTATGTAAATGCTTATGAGCAGAAGATGGTCATGAAGCGAGAGAATATCGCTAACAAAGGCATCTGGACAGCGAAGAAGAGATACATTCTTAATGTATGGGACAGTGAGGGTGTCAGATATAAGGAACCTAAACTAAAGATGATGGGTATAGAAGCAGTGAAGTCTTCTACACCTGCACCATGTCGTGTTGCTATTAAGGAAGCACTTAATGTTATAATGACTGGGAGTGAGTCTGATACTCAGGACTACATTAAAAACTTCCGAGAAAAGTTTGAGAAGATGCCACCAGAGGATGTAGCATTCCCACGTGGTTGTAATAATATACAGAAGAATACATCTTCAGTTACCATATATGGTAAGGGATGTCCCATGCATGTGCGTGGTGCATTGATGTACAACTATCATATTAAGAAGAAGAAACTACATCACAAGTATCCTATCATCCAGGAGGGTGAGAAGATAAAGTATCTTCACCTGAGGACACCCAACAGAATCAATGAGAATATAATCTCATTCTTTCAGACTCTTCCTACTGAGTTTGGTCTTGACAATTCTATAGACTATGACTTACAATTTGAGAAGAGTTTCCTCGCACCCCTGAAAGCCATCTTGGATACTATTGGTTGGAAGGCAGAGAAACAGAACACATTAGAGGCACTTTGGTCATGAGTTTTTTGAAAGATATAGTAAAGGAGATAGACAATGAATACGCTAGTGTCGTTGCTGATGGTGTTGCTGCTGGCGACACAAGTGGTTTTATCGACACGGGTTCTCTCATCCTTAACGGACTTGTCAGTGGAAGTATCCTCGGAGGGGTTCCAGGTAACAAAATCACTGCTATTGCAGGTGAATCAAGCACAGGTAAAACGTTTTTCTGTCTTGGTTTGGTTCAATCTTTCCTCGAATCTAATCCTGATGCTGGGGTTATTTATTTTGAGTCTGAAGCGGCTATAAGTAGGGAGTTGATTGAGAATAGAGGTATCGATTCCAGTCGTATGATTTTGGTACCAGTTAATACAGTACAAGAATTCAGGACACAAAGCATTAAGATTCTTGACAAATACCTTGAGCAGAAGGAGCAACAGCCTATGCTTATGGTGTTGGATTCCCTTGGCATGCTGTCCACCTCTAAGGAGATGGAGGACACTGAAGCAGGTAAGGAAACCCGTGACATGACACGTGCTCAGGTAGTTAAATCTATCTTCCGTGTGCTTACCCTCAAACTAGGTAAGGCAAATGTACCCTTGATTGTTACTAACCATACATATGATGTGGTGGGTGCTTATGTGCCTACTAAAGAGATGGGAGGTGGTAGCGGTCTCAAGTATGCTGCTTCTAGTATCATCTATCTTAGCAAGTCTAAGGAGAAGGATGGTAAGGAAGTCGTGGGTAACATAATCAAAGCAAAGCTTGCTAAGTCAAGGAATGCAAAGGAAAATTCCCAAGTATCAGTGAGATTATTTTATGACGAACGAGGTCTTGACAAGTACTACGGACTACTGGAACTGGGTGAGAAGCACGGAGTCTTTGAGCGCAAGGGCAACCGTGTTGTTATTGGTGGCAGCAGTGTATATCCTTCACAGGTTTATGCTGAGCCCGATAAATACTTCTCGTCCGAAATCCTACAAGCCTTAGATGAATGCGCCAAGAAGGAGTTCTCTTATGGAACTTAAGGATTACATAAGAGTATATGATGATGTCCTAGATCAGAATCTATGTCGTAATGCTATAGATTTCTTTGAGCATGACACTGGAGTCGTCACCCGTCAAGAGATGAAGGATCTCTGCAAGTTCTCAATGATTAATATCACTGAGCAGTCAGAGAAAGAGAATAAGAAAGACTGGACCGTAATACATACACAGGTATTATATGCTGTGAAGGGTTGCGGTGAGAGATACATGAAGGAGTTAGATTGTGAGGTCTTTTGGCCTAAGATGAACTCCCTTGAGCAAGTTAAGATGATTAAGTATGGCAGAGGAGATTACTTCCAACGTCATATAGATGTCGGTGATTACCAATCAGCAAGGAGATTCCTCAGTTACTTTATGTTCCTGAGTGATGTCGTTGAAGGTGGTGAGTTACAGTTTCCACTTCTTGACTTCACTATTCCTGCCAAACGTGGTAGGGTAGTCCTATGTCCATCGTCTTGGCAGTATCCACATGAGTTTACTCAACCAAGCAATGACAACTATATGATAACCACGTATCTACATTACCAATGAGTCTACAGATAGAAGAGGTTGCACTCAGTAAACTTATATTGGATGAGGGTTACTGTAGAAAGGTAATGCCTTTCATTAAGAAGGAATACTTTGATGCACATAGGAACACAGTTCTTTTTGAGACACTGGTTGACTATGTAAACAGTTTCGATACCACACCTGAGCCGACTGCTCTGAAAATAGAGGTTGAGAAACGAAGAGACATCACTGATGATATCTTTAAAGAGATCGAGTCCTTCCTGGATAACCTAGACCGAGACCAATACAATGATGATT